GGCGAGCTCAAGAAGAAGGGCAAGAAGCTCGGCTCGCCGCGTCCCGAGATTGGCAGCGCCATCGGCATCGCCAAGCTGCAGGCGAAGGCTGACCGCTACGCCGACAACGTCGGCCCGATTGTGCGCGAGATTATCCGCAAGTCTGGCGCGTCGACGCTGCGCGAGATTGCAGCTGCGCTGGCAGCCCGTGGCGTGCAGACGCCCCGCGGCAACACCGACTGGCACCCCAGCCAGGTGCGCAACCTGCTGAAGAGGATCAAGTGATGGACAACAACCACTTCTACGGCGTGCTGTTCGCCATCGCGTTCTTCGCTGCGATGCTGCTGGTGGGCTGGCTGATCCGGCGCATGGAACTGCGCAACCCAAAGCCCCTAACGCGCACCCAGCGCCGCAACCTTGAGCTCATGTCGCAAGACATGAAGGCCACCAGGGACGCAGGTGACCAGTGATGCTGCGCGCCTGGCATTGGTGTGAAGTAAATCACAGGGGCGCCGGGTGCATCGCGGAACCTACGGGTGCGGTGCTTTTTCTCACGCTGCCTAGCATAGAAATGGGTGACTACAATGGATGAGTTCTACGTCAAACCTTTCGACGGCGACCGCGGCCTAGAACGCAAGCAGCTCGCCCAGTACCTCAACCGCGTTGGCCGCGGCGTCAACTGCCGCATGGACGTGCCGGTGCTGACCATCGAGGACATCAAGTGGGCAGCTACGGTGTTTGAGCAGCTCTCCAAACAGCTGACGGCGCTGGCGTTCACGGACGACCGCAGCGACATCTGGCGGATCCTCGGAGCCCGCCACGCAATGGAAAACGCGAGGGCCGAGTTGGCCTATCGCAATGAGAAGAAGGCCTCAGAGAAGGCCGCAAAAGACGCCCAAAGGCGCGCACGGTGAACCACTAGATGTAGTGGGTGGCTCACCTGGCGACCTTTGGGGTGTGTACGTTGGCAATTAGGTCTATGACCAAGGGGAAGAAAGTGAAGCAAAACAAGCTACAAGCCGCACCAACACTGGGGCCGGAACGCGCATATGTGTATTCCGGTTTTTCCCAGCCCAACCACTACCCGTTGGGTTCTGCGCATAATGTTTATAGGGTCTTTTGTCAGCCGAAACACAACATCTTGGGTTGGGTGCCTGGGCAGGTAGCCAGGCGACCTGAGACGCTGGCACCCTGCTACGCAGATACTCTAGAACCAATCCATGAGCGGATCGCTGGCGCGGTAGCAATTACCGCCCTGTTCCTGCTGCTGGCCTTCATCTAAGGGGGCCGGCAATGGAACAGTACCGCTACTTTAGTGGCGAGAGCCGCCACGACCGCATCCCGCGCTGCATGCGGGAGGCCTACCAGGCCGACTACCGGCTGCACGTCGAGGACGAGCCCAGCGTCAGCTGGGACATCGTCAAGGCCGTGCTGCTCGTCGCCATCGGCGCCCCCCTGACCTACTGGCTGGCGGGGGTGATTTGATGGAACAGCTCGCCTTCACCACACCGAAGCCCGTCACTGGGCGTCAGATCCGCGACGCCGTCCTGGCCGACCTTGAGAAGCGCCGCTGGGCGTACATCGAGCAAGCCCGGCGCTACGCGGTCGACTTCGCCCGCCGCTGGGGCGTCGTCAGCATCAACAACGTACGCGAAGGGTGCCCGCCGCCGGCCGATGTACCGTCGGCCGCGCTGGGTGCCGTCTTTAAGGAACGCAACGTCTGGCAGGTGGTGTCGTTCTGCCTAGCAGAACACCCCGCCGCCCACGCTCGCGTCGTCCGCGTCTACAAGCTCAAAGGAGAAAATCGTGGTCGGTAAGGTCACCCCAGACACCGTTATGTCCGCCAGCCGCCTGCCGGCGCTGCTGGGCCATTCCAAATACAGCACCCCCAACGACGAGCTGCAGCTGTCGATCGACGCGATCAACGGCAAGCTGCGGGACAACGACAGCAACGAGTCGATGGAGTGGGGCAACCGCCTCGAGGCCGTCATCCTGCGGGAGGCCGCCTGGCGCCTTCAGCTCGAGGACATCCACACCCACCACCCGACCGCCTATTTCCACCCCAAGCTGGCCCTGGCGTGCAGCCTGGACGGCGAGGGGTACGGCGACGGCAGCGTGATCACCAGCGACCCCGACAAGGGCATCTACGTCATCGGGCAGGACACCATCAAGCTAGACGGGCCCGGCGTGCTCGAGGCCAAGGTAACGAAGAACCTGCCGGAGGAAGCACCGGCCCTGTGGCGCGGCCCCATCCAGTTGCAGGCGCAGATGATGATCACAGGCAACCGCTGGGGCGCCGTCTGCGTGCTGTACCAGGGCGTCGAGCTGCGGATCTTCCTGTTTGACCGGCATGAGGCTACCGAGCAGGCCATCGCTGCGGCGGTCGAGGACTTCCAGGCGCGGCTGAACCAGTACCAGGCCACCGGCGAGATCAACTGGTATCCGCCGGCCAACAGCGCGGACCTTGATCGGATGTACGCCCACGCCGAGGAGCGGGTGGTTGAGCTCGGCGACGACGCCGGCGCCCTGGCGCTGCGCATCCTTGAGGCCAAGGCCGACAAGGCGCGGCTGGAGGAGGTCATCACCGCCGCGGAGATGCACCTCAAGGGGCTGATGCAGGACGCCGAGAAGGCAACCGCCGGCCGGTTCCAGATCAGCTGGCCGATGCGGAACTACAAGGCGCAGCCCGAGAAGGTGGTGCCGGCAAAGCCCGCCTACGCGGTGCGGCAGTCGACCCTGGCAATCAAGGAGGTGGTGGCATGAAACCCCAGCTGGCCATAAAGGCGCGAACTGCCGCCGCCAAAGAGCTGCAGAAGCTCGTCTACCAGGTGCAGCGCAACCCCGAACAGATCGTCACCCGCGACCAGGCGATGCGCGTCATCGACGGCATCTGCGAGGCGGTGATCGCCACGATTGAAACGTATCTACAGGAGCAGGACGATGCAGTTAACAACTAACCACCAAGGCTTCGCGCCCGTCACCCTCGACGAGGCGATGCGTTTCTCCGAGATGCTGTCGAAGTCGCAGATGGTCCCGAAGCAGTACCAGGGCAAGCCGGAGGACGTGCTGGTCGCCGTGCAGTGGGGCAAGGAGCTCGGCCTGGCGCCGCTGCAGGCGCTGCAGAACATCGCGTGCATCAACGGCAAGCCCAGCGTGTACGGCGACGCGGCGATGGCGCTGGTGCAGGCCTCGCCGGTCTGCGAGGGCGTCGACGAGTACTTCGAGGGCGAGGAGGGCACCGGCAAGTACACCGCCGTCTGCGTGGCCAAGCGCAAGGGGCGCAACCCGGTCATCGCCAGGTTCAGCGTCGAGGACGCCAAGCGCGCCGGCCTGTGGGGCAAGCCCGGACCGTGGCAGGCCTACCCCAAGCGGATGCTGCAGATGCGCGCCCGCGGTTTCGCCCTGCGCGACGCCTACCCAGACGTGCTGAAGGGGCTGATTACCGCCGAGGAGGCGCAGGACTTTCCGGCCGAGCGCGACATCACGCCGACGGTTAGCAAACCTGCTAACCCGCTTGACGTGGTCAAGCCGGTGGCGCTGCCGGAGCCCGAGCCGGAGCTGGATGCCGGCATCCCGGCGCCGCCGGTGGAGGCCTACCAGGTGGAAGTCGAGCAGGTGCGCGAGCAGATCCGCGAGATGGTCGACTTTGAGGACGCCCAGCGCGGCGACGTCATCGACGTCGAGGCCGAGCTCACGCGCATCCAGAGCATCGCAGATGCGGAGCCTGGCTCCACGTTTGCGCTGATGGTGCCCGGCAAGGATGAGCCGGAAGGCATTTACGCCACGGTCGAAGAGTGGGAGCAGGCCTACGAGGCGATGGCCGAGCGCGTCGCCAACAGCAAGCGTTGGGAGCCGCGCACACGCATGACCAAGCTGCGCGAGCTCAAGGAGTGCAACCAGGCGCTCATCGACGAGCACGGCGGCCCGACCCTAGTGGCAAACCTGCAGCGCGGCTACCAGAAGCGGCTCGGCATCCTGGGTGTGATGTCGAAGGGGGCGGCATGACGGCAAGGCAACAGCAGCTGGTCGAGCTGCGCGCCTCGTTGCGTGCGCGATTCGGTCGTAACCCGAGCACCAGGGAGCTCGCCAAAGCCATGAACTGCTCTCAGTTCAACGTCTGGCGGATGCTGAAAGGTCTGCACATTTCCGGCTGCGTGTAGCGCGCTCTGCTGAGTTTTTGCTTACGGGCAAGGCCATCGCCTTGCCCTTTTCTTTTGCGTCGATTCTCGCGCTTTTGGCGAGGCCGTTTTACCGGCTGGTCGACTTTACCGCGTCGTATTGGACGTAGCAGGCCTCGAGCTCGGCTCGGATGGTGTCGGCGCGGGCAGCTTCCCCGACAAGAAACTCCGCATCCTCTCGATGAAGCTCGGCGCCCGTACATCCTGGCTGACCTTTGGCAGCTCCGGCACCACCGGACACTGCACCGGCAGCGGTGGGGCGCTGGGGGCGGTTGCGCAGGCTGTCAAGCACAGCGCGGTGCTGGCGAGTAAGACGGTCAAGCGCATCGCGTTTCTCCTTCTGGTGTTGGTCTGCGGTCTGCTGCAGCTGCTGCTCGGTCTTGCGGACCAGGTCGACGAAG